TTCAAAAGTTGAAACATTACCAGGCGGTTCTAATCTAGGCGAAATTCACGATTTAAGATATTTCAATGACAAATTAATGAAAGGTCTTAGAATACCTAGTGCGTATATGCCAAGTTCACCAAATGATCCACAGACTGCTTTCACAGATGGAAGAGTTGGTACTGCATACATTCAAGAATTTAGATTTACAAAATTCTGTCAAAGAATACAGAATTTTATACAGCCTAGTGTTGACAGAGAATTCAAAATGTTCTTAAAAAACAGAGGTATAGAAATTGATTCTGGCATGTTTGAACTACAGTTTAATGCACCGCAAAACTTTGGCAAATATAGACAGATTGAATTAGACACACAGCAAGTAAACATCTTTAATCAAATCAACCAAACACCTTATATCAGTAAACGTTTTGCAATGAAGCGTTTCTTAAATCTTTCAGAAGATGAAATCTATGAAAATCAAAGACTATGGGCTGAAGAAAACAAAACCACAATGCCTGGAGGAATGGAAGATCCTGAAGGATTAGGTTCAGTTGGTGGAGCTCCAATGTCAAGTTCTGCATTAGGCGGCGGCAGTGATGTTCCTGCACCTGAAGACACAGAAGGCACAGAATCTCCATTAGGAAATACTGCTCAGCAAGATGCTGATGCAGGCGATACCGATACTAGTGCATAGTATCTGATACAGTTCCTATAGAAATTTTTTCATCTAATCGGTCAATAAGGTATTCAGCAACCACTTTTAATTTTTCAAGTTGTTTTTGTTGTTCTTCATCTAATGTATCTTGATTTTCTAACAACACAATATAATTGTTCACTGCTGAAAGTTCACTCTCAAAAAGTTCTTTGACTGTGATGTATTCGTAAGACATTACAACTGTATTTACTAAATACTTTTTGATATGAGATATAACGAACTAAAAGAAGCATATTTGCCTGATCAAGACAAGTATCATCGTGCTGACATTAGCACGTCACGAAAAACAAGACTGACTCTTAAGCATTTAAACAAACTAAGAAGAGTCAGAGAAATAAGAAAACAAGATCAAGAGGAAAACCGCGAATTTGTGGCTAGAATGTACGGTCAACCACCTGTACAGTAAAAAGATCTTTTAAAAACACAAGTTTTTTTGATTTTTTTCAAAAAAACCTGAATTTTCTGTCTATTTGCACCCAATATTTTAAAAAAGTAGTAAATATCTACAACGATTAATATATTAAAAGTATCGATACTAATATTATAAGGAGAAACGACATGTCAGAAATGAGTTCTAAATTAGAACAAGTTCTCGAGTATCTAGTAAACGGTGAACAGGATCAAGCAGAGTCACTACTGCATGATGTGATCGTAGAAAAAGCTAGAACTATTCATGAAGAGCTTGTTAATTCACAAGACACGGTTGAAGAAGCAGAAACTACAGAAGAAGACACTGTAGAAGAAGCAGAAACTACCGATGAAGATGCTGTTGAAGAATCAGAGGAATCTGAAGAAGAAGCAGTTGAAGAACAAGTAGGTGCCGAAGGCGATGCAGAAGCTGAATTAAAAGATGAGCTAAAGCAAAAAGCCGAGGAAGACGCTGAAGAAATTGACTACGAAGAAACAAACGAAGACGAGCACGAAGGCGACGAAGACAAAGACGCTGAAGGCGACGAAGAAGTTGAAGACAGAGTAGACGATTTAGAAAATGCCTTAGAAGAGCTAAAAGCCAAATTTGATGATATCATGAACGGTAAAGAAGAAGCCGGCGATGAAGAATCAGAAGACGAAATGTCAGATGATGAAGAATCAATGATGCCAGCAGAAGAGTCTGCAGAAGAAACTGTACAGGATCTTGAAGAAGCAGAACTAAAGCCGGTTAAAGTTGATCACAAAGATGGTTCAGACGCAACTAAATCACCAGTAGCATCAAAAAATGATATGGGCGGCAACGCTGGTAACATTGCACAAGGTGGTGAAGAAAAAGGCGGTTCAGCACCTAAGCCACAAGACATGGGTTCAACAACTGAGCCAAACATGTCAAAAGTAACAGCTGACTCAAAAGATGGTGCAGACGCATCAGCTAAGTCAACAATTACAGGCAAGTAATAGGAAAGGCAAACCTAGAATGATTCGTCCATTAACAGAAAGTTTAACATTCGATCAAGCAAAGATCGAAGTTTTACACGAAGGTAAAGACGATAACAAGCACCTTAAAATGAAAGGTGTGTTTATTCAAGGTGGTGTAAAAAACCAAAACCAACGAGTTTATCCGGTTTCAGAAATTTCTAAAGCAGTAAGCAACATCAAAGAAAGACTTGATGGTGGTTTTAGTGTTTTAGGTGAAGCAGATCATCCAGAAAACTTAACAGTTAATCTAGATAGAGTTTCACACATGATTGAAGAAATTTGGATGGATGGTCCAAATGGTATTGGAAAACTAAAAATAATGCCTACACCAATGGGTAAGATTGTTACAACTTTACTCGAAAGTGGTGCAAAATTAGGAGTTAGTTCCAGAGGTTCTGGTAACGTAAGTGAAAGCGGTGAAGTTCAAGACTTTGAAATCATCACTGTGGACATCGTTGCACAACCCTCTGCTCCAGACGCCTATCCCAAAGCCATATACGAAGGCTTATGGAACATGACCGGTGGTCAAAAATTACACGGCTTGGCACATGCTAGTTTGCATGATGCTAGAGCACAGAAGTTTTTGGCTAGCGAAATTACTAAGTTAATACATGAGCTAAACAAGAAGTAAGGAGATTCAGATGGCAGATATAACAGAAATTTTCGGTTCAGATGTGTTAAGCGAAGAACTGAAAACACAAGTCCAAGAAGCTTGGGAGACTAAGCTGTCTGAAGCCCGTGAGGAAATCTCTGCAGAGCTTAGAGAAGAATTTGCACAGAGATATGAGAATGACAAATCACAGATTGTGGAAGCAATGGACAACATGCTGTCAGATGCATTAAAGAAAGAAATTTCTGAATTTGCAGAAGACAAAGCAAAAGTTGTTGAAGAAAGAGTTGCTTACAAAAAAGCAGTCGGTGAACATTCTAATATGCTGTCAACATTTGTTTCTGATACACTAGTAAAAGAAGTAAATGAACTAAGAGCAGACAGAGAAGCACTTAAAGGTCAATTTACAAAGTTGGAAAACTTTGTAGTCAGACAACTCTCCAAAGAGTTAACAGAATTTGCTCAAGACAAAAAGGATCTAGTTGAAAAGAAAGTCAAACTAGTAGCTGAAGGTAAGAAACTTATCGAAGATACTAAATCAGCTTTCATCAAAAGAGCCGCAGGTCTTGTGGAAAAACATGTTGATTCAACACTGAAGAGTGAATTAAGCACTTTAAAAGAAGACATCAAAGTTGCCAAAGAAAACAACTTTGGTAGAAAAGTGTTTGAAGCATTCGCAGGTGAATACATGAGTTCTTACCTTTCAGAGGGTGGAGAAATACGTAAGTTGCAGAATACAATTTCAGAGTCTAAAGAAGCTGTTTCTAAATTAGAAAAAGCAATTGAAGAAAAAGAAGCTGAAGTTAAAGCAACACAAACCAAACTTAAGATTGCAGAGGACAAAATGGTTAGAGAAAAAACTCTAACAGATTTAGTTTCTCCGCTTTCAAAAGACAAACGTCAAGTAATGGTTGAACTATTGGAATCAGTACAGACTGCTAACTTAAAGAAGCAGTTTGAAAAGTATCTTCCAGCTGTGTTAAATGAGACGGTAGAATCTGCATCAGCAGATAATATTATCACAGAACACACAGGTGACAGATCGGTAAATACTGATAACAATACAACAATCGATAACGATATCGTTAATATAAAAAGACTAGCAGGATTAAGGAGTTAATACTATGTCAGATAAAACATTAACTGAAAATTGGAATGATACTAAATCAGCACTGCTAGAAGGTCTTGCAGGCCAAAAAAAAGATACAATGAGTGCAGTTCTAGAAAACACTCAAAAGTATTTGGCTGAAAGTGCCACAGCAGGTGCAACAGGTGCCGGTAACGTAGCCGCCCTAAACAAAGTTATCCTTCCAGTAATTAGAAGGGTTATGCCTACAGTGATCGCGAATGAAATCGTTGGTGTACAGCCAATGACAGGTCCAGTAGGTCAGATCCACACATTAAGAGTCAGATATGCCGACTCAGCCAACGGTGTAACAGCCGGTGACGAGGCATTATCACCAGCATCAATTGCCAGAGGTTACTCAGGTGATGATTCAGCATCAGGTACAACTGCCGATGCAACAGCTTCAAAAGAAGGTGTAGCTGGTAACAGACTATCAATTCAAATCTTAAAGCAGACTGTTGAAGCTAAAACAAGAAAGCTATCAGCAAGATGGACTTTTGAATCAGCTCAAGATGCCAATGCAATGCATGGTCTTGATGTTGAAGCAGAAATCATGGCCGCTTTAGCACAAGAGATCACAGCTGAAATCGATCAAGAAATTATCGGTTCACTATTATCTCTAGCTTCAGCTTCAGGTGATGATTACGATCAAGGTAACGCATCAGGTACAGCTACATTCGTAGGTGACGAGCATGCCGCACTTGCTGTTCTAATCAACAGAGAAGCAAACAGAATTGCACAAAGAACAAGAAGAGGCGCAGGTAACTATGCTGTTATGTCTCCAACTGCTCTTACAATTCTACAATCTGCAACAACTTCAGCTTTTGCAAGAACAACTGAAGGTACATTTGAAGCACCAACAAACACTAAGTTTGTAGGTACTTTAAACGGTGCAATGAGAGTATATGTAAACTCATATGCCTCAGATGCAACACCAGTACTAGTTGGTTACAAAGGCCCAGGTGAAGTAGATGCACCAGCATTCTACTGTCCTTACATTCCACTAATGTCATCAGGCGTTGTGATTGATCCAGCTACATTCGAGCCAGTAGTGTCATTTATGACAAGATACGGTTACGTTGAGCTTTCAAACACAGCATCATCATTAGGTAATGCAGGTGACTACCTATCAAAAATCAACATCAATACTTCAAACCTAAGCTTCTTATAAGCCGTTTAAGTATTTTTGTAATATTCAAAACGCCCGGCTCTGTGTCGGGCGTTTTTTTTTGATCATTAAAAAGTTATACATTAGATACTAATAATTCTGCTAAATAATTGTAGGAGCAGAACACAATGGCAAAAACTACCAGACGTACATCAGGAACTTTTAATTTTGCTAACACAGTAGTATTTGATGACTCGTCAACTACTATTACTAGTAATAATCTAATCACAACTGATCCAGTAATTACAGTTAATTCTAGTCAAGGATCAATACCATCAACTGGCAGTGGAATTGAAGTAGAAGAAAGCGGTGTGGTTGTTGCTAGTTTACTTTATACTCAGTCGAATGGTGCCGGTGTTTGGAGCTTTACAGGATCCGACGGTGTCACAGTAGACTTTGGAAACGCTAATATTAGTATTGGCGGAAACACCAGTTATGCTAACTTAGAAGTCACAGACACAATTACTGCCGCAAACGCAGATATCAACGGTGGCTATATTGATGGTGTGCATCTAGGACACGATGATCCAGTACACGTACATGCTTCAGATATTTACATTGAAGGAAATTTATTCTTAGCCAATGGTGACATTACAGGTTCAATTGGTAATATTGCTAATGGGCATTTTACTGGTGATCTTATTGGTAATGTTCATGCTGATGATGGTAATATTATTATTTTAAACAACGGTACAGCATCAAATGGTTCAGATGCTACTCTTAAAGCCAGAGTTCTTTCATATAATGGTACAGTTGTTTTAAACAACGGCACCAACGGAACAGATGCCACTTTCCTTGGCAATACCACAGGAACTCATTTTGGTAATATCGTACATTTGGGCACAGTTGTGTTAGACTCAACTACCGGTGCTCTCACAGGAACAGTTTCGAGTCTGTCAAATCATACCACAGACAATTTAGCAGAAGGCTCTGCTAATTTATATTACACAGACACAAGGGTTGACAATGTGATAGCAAACACATCTATTAATTCACTTTCAGACGTTGCTATTGTAGATAATCCTGCCAATGATGGCGGTTATTTGAGATTCAATTATTCAAACTCAGGTTCAACAGTTGATGTTGCATTTTTAGGACAAGCAGTTGCTAATTTTAAAACAGATCAAAACACATCAACCACAGCAGTATCAGGTACAACACTGCAAAATGAATCAGCATCAGGATTGTCAGTGTCAATCACTCCTCAAAGCTCAGCAAACAAAATAGAAATTCAAACACAGGTAAGATACACTGTGCAGACTTCTTCCGGAGACACAGAATTTTATATTAGATTGTACAGAGACAAAGGTGCCAACACAGAAGTTTTATTAAGTGAAGATGTTGTTGTAGGAAATACCACAGAAACATTCCATCAAACTCATTTTAGCACTTTTGATGCACCCGGTGATACTTCTGCTCACACATATTCAGTATACTACGATGCTAACACAGCCAATGGAACACTAACACCAAATCCAACATATTCAACAGGCACAGATACCAGTCATAACTGTATACATCTAACAGAAATTATTGACCAAGCCAATATTCTAACTGAAATTTCACAAGACACATCACCGCAGATTTCAGCATCGGCATCAAATTTAGATCTAAACAACAAAAAAATTATTAATCTTGCTACGCCTACACTTGGTACAGATGCCGCAACAAAAACATATGTTGACAACGCTGTAACATCATCTGATACTTTAGCTGAATTAACAGATGTTAATGTTGGTGCCAATAGTTCTCTTGCTTCTACTGGTGATGCACTAGTATGGACAGGCAGTGATTGGCAGGCACAAGCACCTTTTAGTCAAACAGACTTTGATAATGCAGTAGCAAACACATCAATTAATTCATTGTCAGATGTTGACACATCTGGTGCAACAGCAAATTCAATACTAAAATACAATGGCAACACTTGGGTAGTAGGAACAGACATTGACACAGATACTGGAATATTAAGTGTTCGTGATGATACATCACCACAACTTGGCGGAAATTTGGATTTAAACTCACAATCAATCACAGGAACAGGAACAGTTAATATTGTTGGTAGTTTCACCGGAACCAATGCTAACCTATCTGGTAATTTAACTGCAAGTGGTGGCGAAATTACAGATTTAACAATCTCAGGAAATCTAACTGTGCTTGGTGATACCACAACTGTAGATGTTACACAGTTAGAAGTTGATGATCCTTTGTTGTATCTAAATAGAAATGCTGGTGACTCAAGTACTAATTCACTAGATGCAGGCTTACTAATTGAACGTGGATCAACTGAAAACCATGCTGGTATGATCTGGCAAGAATCCTCAGATCAATTTGTGTTTTTAACATCTAATGCAGTAACTTCTACAACAACAGTTGTTTCAAACATAGCATTAGCAAATATTCAAGCCAATGTTGCAACACTAACAGCAACACAGGCACAGTATGCTGACTTGGCAGAATTATATGAAAGTGATGCAGAGTATGAACCAGGTACAGTCATGGTGTTTGGTGGTGATAAAGAAGTTACACAATCTAACACAGCAATGGATCATAGAATTGCCGGAGTAGTTTCAACAGATCCAGCATACTTGATGAACAGCACACAAACAGGTACTACTGTTGCTGTTGCACTTAGAGGTAGAGTACCAGTAAATGTTGTAGGTCCGGTTAAAAAAGGTGATTTAATTGTTTCAAGTGATATTCCCGGCGTTGGTAAAGCATTTGATGGTGTAACAAACTGTGTGTTTGTTATTGGTAAAGCAATTGAAGACGATGATTCAGAAAATCTAGTAAGATTAATTACCTGTGTAATTTAATCATATATTAAATTTTCACCATTTATTTTTCTATAAAAATCGTTAAAAGTTTTTATCCATTTTTTCATGTCTTTAATTATTTCTTGCGTATGATAAAAGCTGAGAGGAAGTGTAAAAAACGGATAAGATTTTTTAGCATCGTTAAATTTGTATTCTATTTTTTCTAAACTGTTGATATCTGTTTCTATATCATGCATTAATTTTTTAAAAAAGATTTGATCATAAAACTTTGAAATAATAAATTGTTGATTGTTGTCAGGATGTTCTAAATCAAATTCCAATTCAAGTATATCAAAATACAATGCTCTTACTGGATTTATATCTCTTCTGTACTTGTTTAACACACTAGGAAAGCAGTATTCTGTGCTTTTGGTTATTAAGTTATTTGTGATTGTAAAATATGCATCTTCAAGATCGTATCTTATTTGCAAATCAATTTCGTTGTTGTCTTTGGTATGATAGTAGTAAGCATTTACCAATATTTTATGCAAACTTCTGGTTTGTTTTCTTGTCATACCAGAACAAAATTCATAAAATTTTGTTTTTTCAATGCCGTTTTCTTTGAGATATTTTAAAACAAAACCAGAGATAATTTGTTTTTTGCTAAACTCTTCAAGATCTCGAATCATTCGAATTTGAGTAATATGGTAAACATTGTTCATACTAAAAGTATTTACTTGTTTGCCTGCTGATATAGTTTTTTTAGTTTTCTAATATTTTTTTGGTTGTTTAATGTGATTTTAGCACCATTGTGTAAAGGTTTAGGATACTGCCCTATATCAAACCAAGCATATCCAGAACTTTCTCTATTGAGTGTTGGAATAAATTCATCTGGAGTAACTATCACATATGTGTAGTATGTAAAATTTTTGTCTTTGGAATTGTATGTGTCTAATGGGTTAAGTTTTTCCATTGGCGGAATAAACCCCATTTCTTCTTTAAGTTCTCTTTTCAGTGCTTCAATAGGTTCTTCATTTTTTTCAATCTTGCCACCCCAAAAACTCCAGGTATGCGGATAACTGACTTTGTTGCTTCGTAGATTTAACAACATTCTGCCGGTGCTTTTTGATAAAAATGTAGTGCCTACTGCTTTGTACATTCAGCTATTGTATGATGTTTTTTAAGAACTTGCAAGTTCTAATTTCCAAAAACCGTTTTTGTATTGACCTTGGTAACTGTCAATCCACTCAGCACCGGTCCATCTGTATTGTGTACTAGTATTTGAATTGGTAACATATTCTGTAGTACTTGTGTTTCTACTGTCAAAAACCACAGTCCATGCACCACCGGTAAATTCTATAATATCGTTTTCATTGGCAGAAAATCCCGCACCAAAACTGTTGGTATCACTAGGAATTGGATTGACTAAAAGATATCGCTGTCCGTTTGCTACTGTTGGTAAATTGTTTCCTGGATACGATTGTTCAGGATCTATAATTTTATCAACAGCACTGATAGTGTTGGTTGGCAAACTGTCGCTGTCAATTGTAAAAACCAATTTGTTATGATCAGTAGGATGTAATGCAATAGTACCAAAAATGTCGCTTGAACTGTCTTCTGGATCGTCACTTTGTCTTAATACTAACTTGCTAATACCGTCTTGTATTTCTCCATATATTGTCAAAAACTCTTTCCAACTTTCATTGTCGTTAGCACCGTAGGCACCTAATAAACTGACGTTTGTGCCAATAACACTAATCTGTGCATTTTCTGGTGTGACAATTTGTGTTGATATTTGTCCCGGAAAGTTCTCAAAGAAATCTATAAATCTTGGATCGTAATCTAAATCATCAATTGAATCTGTGTTGTTAATTCTTGTGATAATTTGTTTGATAATAGATTGTTTTTTGACTTTGGTTGGAGGACTCAACCAAATAGGTAAACTGAAAGTCAAAGTTGCAACATCTAATTGTGTATCAACACCCTGCGGCATTGCTCTAGAACTCCATACAATATCAATTAATTCAACGTTGGTGATATTAGTCCAGTCTAAAGGATTGTCATTTGCTTGTATTTCAATTGAAGGATTATACAGTGTAAGAATTTGTTCAAGCAATTGCATTTTTTGTTCGGTGTTTGAACACCAAATATCAACTGCCATATTAAGATTATAAGGAACCGGCATGTGTCTTTCTACGGTGTATAAGTTGCCAATTTCAGCAGTATATTGGCTGTTACTATTATCGTACTGTCTTTCAGAAACTTGTAATTTTTCAATCAGTTTAGGATCTTGCATTCTGTCTCGAGCAATCTGCAAGTTGGTAATATATACACTCATAAAAGGTGCTGAATTCATAACATTTTCAGAACTGTTTCTTAATATGTGTGCAACCATTCTACTCATATCTGCATATCTCACAGGCACTCTTATATAAGAATTACTGTCTGTGTTGTCTTTCTGTCCGGTTTTAACAGAGAAATTATCAAACAGTCTTATAAACTGTAAAATATATCTTCTTATTTGTTGATCATACCAGTATTGCATTAGTCGGCCTTTGGTTTAATAATTTTACTCAAATATTGTTGTTCTTTAGAATCTCCTGTAACAGAAGATGAATTTGTGTTGTTGATAAAACTGTCTAACACTTTAGAAGTTCTAGTGTACAAGCCTCTGATATCATCTGTGATTTTAATAAATCTGTTACCTTCTTTTCTAAACAGTCTGCTTGGCGAATAATCTACTCTCAAAACATAGTCGCCTTCTTGCAGTGTTGAAGGAAAACTTCTTCCTGTGTGTGCAATTTCAATACCGCCCGGAGGTGTAGCATCTTGTGATCTTTCAATTACTTTGTGTCCGTCAGCTTCTGAAACATACAAGTGACCCATTTCAACACCTTTACGTGGAACATTTTTTTCTGCTTCATTGACAACTGCTTCATTGATATCAATTTCTGATTGATATGTTGAAATAATATTTTTAAGATCGTCTGCTTCTTCACCGGTGCCAAGAATATCTCTAAATTCTTGTGTGTCTTGCATAGCAACTGCTTTGCATCTCCATATGTGAGGCCACCATCCTGGATCATAACCTTCTGATCCTCTTGCGGCATCTTCAACCACATAAAATTTATTGATAGTTAAATTTTCTTTTGGTGTAAAACTTGTTACTGTTGCTGTTGCACCGCTGGCATCTCCAGTGATAGTTTCGTTCTGTTCAAAGTTGCCACTGATTGGTGTAATTCTAATAGTTTTTGCTTCGTGATTATAACTGACCACAGTAGCACTAACACTGCTGTTTGCACCTGTGATTGTTTCACCTTTACGAAACTTTTTACTAGGTTTAGAAGCCAGTGTAATACTTGCAGATTCCAGTCTAGTTTCATCATTTTGATGAGGTAACTCAAACACATCACCTGGTATAATTTTTCTACCAAGTCTTTCCATCATGTCGCCAATATGAAATGTTATATAGATAGTGTCAGCAGTTTGAAACAATCCAAATTGTGTTAAATCAAAATCTTGATCTGCAACGTTGTAAACACCACGCAAATCAAAAACATCTGGATCGTATTTTCTGTCTCTGTTTTCACCAAACAGCACATCTTGTACATTAAGTGTGCTTGTAATAGAGTTTTTAGGTTGATCTGAACTTGTTGAGTCTGTGTGTGTATGAGGTCCTATGTATTTGTGTAAAAACACACCAGTGCCACCCGCAAAAAAATGCTCTCTGATAACACGATCAGCAAATTTGTAGTCGTTTCCTTTGTTTGGCTTCCATAAACTAAGTCTTGGCATAAGATTGTCCTTCGTAGTATTTATTGATTTAAATTGATCAACTAAATAGTAATACAATGGCAAAACAGCAATCTAAAAGACAAGAACTTATTGACGATATACGTACTATCCTAGGTGATGGTATGGTTGACGTTGAACTTGATCCCAAACACTATGAACAAGCAATTGATCTAGCAGTAGATAGATTTAGACAACGCAGTTCAAACAGCACAGAAGAAGCATATATTTTTTTAACACTTCAAGCAGATGTTAACGAATATACACTGGCAGAAGAAGTAATAGAAGTCAGAGAAATATTTAGAAGATCTGTTGCAGGTTCAACTAGTGGAGTTGATCTAGATCCTTTTGAAATGGCATACACTAATTTATATTTCTTACAAGGTGGTAGAATTGGTGGACTGCTGACATGGGACGCTTTTTCTCAATATCAAGAAGTAGTAAGAAGATTGTTTGGTGGTTATCTTAATTTCAAATATGTCACAGAAAAAAACAAATTACTTTTAATGCGTAGACCAAGAGCTGAAGAAAATGTGTTATTGCAAGTATACATGGAAAAACCAGTTGATACACTTATAACACAGAGATACAGTAGACCTTGGATAAGAGAATATGCACTTGCACAATGTAAAATGATGCTAGGTGAAGCAAGATCCAAATACTCCAGTTTACCTGGTGCTCAAGGCAGTGTGAGCTTAAATGGTGCAGATTTAAAAGCAGAAGCACAAACAGCCATTGAAAAGCTAGAGCGTGAAATTGACACATACGGCACCGGTGAAGATCCACTAACTTGGGTTATTGGATAAAAAATCTTTGACATCTTTGTTTTAATCAGTTATTATAGCACTTATGATAATAGGTCTAGTTGGTTTTATTGGTTCTGGAAAGAACACAGTAGCAGAATACTTTGAACAACATAACTTTCAAAAAGATTCATTTGCGGCTCCGTTAAAAGATGCTGTGAGTGACATTTTTGGCTGGCCTAGAGACATGCTTGAAGGTGATACAGACCAAAGCAGATTATACAGAGAATCAGTTGATCAGTGGTGGAGCAAAAAACTAGGAAACAAATATTTTACTCCCAGATATGCTTTGCAAATAATAGGCACAGAAATATTTAGAGACAATTTTAATCAAAATATCTGGTTACATAGTTTAGAAAGCAGATACATGTCACGTGGTAGAAAGCCTACAGTAATTAGTGATTGCAGATTTAAAAATGAATTAGGCTTGATCAAAACACTGGGTGGCAAAGTAATTAGAGTAAAACGAGGTCCAGAACCGCACTGGTTTGAAACTGCCAAATTGGCCGCTGACGGTGACACATTTAGTCAACACACTTTATCAGATATGGGAATTCATCAAAGTGAATGGGATTGGGTTAATGTCAGGGTTGATTACACAGTTACTAATGACAGTACTCTAGATGATTTAAACACTAAATTAGCAGACATTGTCAAAGAAATAACATAGTTTAATCAGGCAACAAGTTACCCTGTGTCCAACCAACTTCTTCTACACTTTTTATTCTAGAACAATTAGCACATATAGTTTTCAAGTTGCTCCAGTCGGCATTTTTTAAATTACCATCAACATGATACACATCCATTTGAACTGGGTGTTTGCCTTTAAAGCCGCATTTTTCACAGATATGCTTTTTTTTATAACCGCTTTTTTCCCACGAGTGTTTTCTTCTAGAAGTAACACCTGCATCTTCTTTTATACACTGATCGCATTTTTTTCTGTAGTATACTTTGCCTTTTCTACGATAGTTAAATGCCACAGGTCGTACTTTACACTTGTTACAAAGCGGTCTAATATGTGTTTTTTTTCTAGGTTTATCTTGCATTGTTAATTGTATTTAATACCTTTAAAGGTAAATGGATTGCCCTAGTTTTTCCAGAAAAACTATAAATACTAGCATAGTAATACAACACATTATATAATGTAAAGCAGGGAGATTAAACATGCCAACACTAACATCACCAGGTGTATCAGTTAGCGTAACTGATGAATCAATGTATGC